CATTTCACTGAAAACGACTCAGGTGATACTTTAACATTTTCATCTTCAATTACTTCACAAACACCTAGTGATCTATTATCAGTAGGACATAGTGGAGCAGCTAATAAAGATATGACAATAACATACGGTGCAAACAAACACGGGACAGCAACAATATTAGCTACTGCTACTGATTTAAGTGGACACACTGTAGACAAGACTTTCGATATTGTAGTTGAAAGTGTTGATGATGCTGATCCTGCACTTAATCAACAAAATCCTTTTGTAGATATACAAGGATTCAGTGATGTGTTACGTCTCAACCCAGTAACAGTAGATTTAAGTGGAAAATTTTTAGATGTTGACGGTGATGCTATTACATTTTCAATATTAAGTAATGATCTTTCATTAGTTACTCTTAGTTCTATTTCTGGTGATAATACATTTACTGTTGCAGCAGCAGGAGTAGATGTTGATGGTTCAACAACAGTACAAGTTACTGCTAGTGATGCTTCTGGTACTACAACAGTACCTAATGCTTTTAAAGTAGATGTTTCTGGTGTTTTATCATACATTTCAAATCTTGCTGATATTACAGTTCGACCTATGAGTTTCTTCAATACACAAGCTCGTATATCAGCAATTACTTCAGCTCAAATTCCTAATTTAAGTGCTACACAAATTTCTAATTTGACACCAACACAAGCATCACAATTATCAACAGATCAAGTAGCTGATTTTAGTGCTAATGTAACACCTATGCCTTATACTTCATATGATAACTTATCACATGCTGCTGCTTCAAATGCTTTTTTGACTGGTAGTGCTATTAACTTTAACGAAAGTACATTACGTTCACAACAAGTTTCAACAATTAAACAATTTAACAAAGCAACATTAGAAGCTTTAACACCTACTCTTTTCAAGGTATTAGATGCTACTCAAATTGGTGCATTTGAATCACAACAAATTCCTTATATTGGTTCACCACTTTTACAAGCTTTGGATCAACCAGATGCTTCTGGTTCAATTATTAATTTTTCAACAGCAACAAGTGATCGTTATCGTGATGCTACTCAAGAATTTTCTGGAAGTCAACTAACCGGATTAACTAGTACACAAGTTGGATTATTATCTGGTGCTTCAAGATTACAATGGTATAATCCTACAAAATTAGCAGATATTGACAGCAGTGTATTTGGAAGTGTAAATGAAGTACAATTTGATACTTTTGATGCCGCACAATTTGCTGCTTTTGACGTAAGTGCATTATCAGGAATGAGTCAAGCTCAATTTGATAAATTGGCTGTTTCTACTAATAATTTATTTGTTAATTTAACTGATCAGCAATTACAAGCAATTCCATCAGCAAGATTCGGCGCTGGTGCGACTGTTGCAGCACACATTAGTCGTTTAGATGGAAAAATACCTGATTTAACATCATTACAAATAGGTAATATAGAACCTGCCGTTGGTGCTTTAGCAAGTCTTTCACTATCTGATATTTCTGGTTTATCACTTGCTTCTGTAGCTGCTCTTACATCTAGTTTTGTAACAGAACTAACTGATACTCAACGTAACGATGGTTTTACAAGTTCTCAAATTCCTTCTATTCAAGTTACAGCAATTAATTCTCTTACTGCTACTGATATATCTAACCTTGACGTAAATTTCATTGCATCTTTAAATGCGTCACAAGTATCTGGAATAACTGGAGATTTAAAAATTCAAGCTATTAAAGTTCAACATTTAGATAGTATTCAAACAGAACTTACAAATGCTCAAATAAGTAAATTATCACAATCTCAAATTGAATCTATAACTACCCCTAGTCAAATAGAAGCATTATCTGATGTATCTAAATTACAACATCTAACAACAACACAAACAGCATTTATTAGTGGTGCTCAATTTGCTGATATTAAAGTTGGTCAATTTGATTCATTTTCAAGTGCTCAAATGGCAGCTTTTAGTGATACTGCATTAGTAAATATGACACAGGCTCAATTTGATAAATTAGCATTAACAACAACAAATCTTTTCTCAGGGTTAGATGCTGCAGCTATTAATTCTATTCCTGATGCTAGATGGCAACAAACTGTATCTGGTCATATTGAAAAACTTGGTTCTTCATTTAATTTACTTACATCTGCTGAATTTTTAGCTATTCCATCTGCTGTTGTAAATTCAAGTGTTACTGAATCACAATTACAAGATATTTCTACAGGAACAATTAGTGCTTTCACTAATACTGACATCTCAAATTTGGATATATCATTAGTTAATTTACTTACACCAACACAAATTGCTGTTATACCAACTACTGCTTTTGCTGGTTTTCAAACAAGTAAAATATTAGCATTTGATGTAAGTTTTATTAATGCTTTACAACAACCACAAGTAAGAAGCTTTTCTGTTGCCGGATCACCATCACAATTACAATCATTATCAGTAAAAGATTTATCAGATATATTAGATTTATCTAACAATCAAATTGGTAACTTGACCCCTACACAAGTAACAAGTTTAAGTGCTAGTGATATTAACGCTTTAGGTACAAATAGTTTACTATCTGCTAATTTAACAGGAACTAATCAAATTGCTGCTATTTCAGTTGCACAAATACCATCTGTACCTGATGCTGAAATTACAGCATTTAATGCTCAACAAGTAGGAGGCTTAACAACAGATGTTATTCAAGCATTAGATATTAGTCAAGTAGAAGCTCTTGGAAGTGATGTTGCATCTTTAACAGCTAGTGGTGGCGAATTCCCATTAACAGTTAATCAAATTGGATTTTTAAATACTACACTTGTTTTACCAAGTGTTACATCAGCACAATTACAAACTTTTACAGCACCACAAGTTACAGCATTATCAAGACCACAACTTAGTGTAATTAAAGATAATCAAACTCTAAATGCTTTCTTAGCTACACAAATAACAAATTTAACTGTTGCTGATCATTTTGAAGATTCTGTTGATGCTTCAGGTATTATAAACGATGTTGCAGAATTTGATCAAACAAGATTTGGTGGATTTAACTTAAGTCAATTGGTAAATCTTTTAGATAATCATACTGATAAATTTATTGCTTTAACTTCTGCTCAAAAAGATGGTATTACAGCCGCTTTCCAAGCTTTAGCATATCTTGATGTACAATCAGTTAGTGTTGATAAATTAGCTTATTTAACAACAGATCAATTACTTTCTGTTACAGCTGCACAAGTTGTTGGTAATACTTCAACATTATCAACACTTCAAGCTGATGCTATGGGTAAAAATTTAAGAACTAAAACAGCTACAGATTTATCAAATCTTGATGTTTCAGTAACTAAACAAGCATATGATGTTAGTTATACAAATACAGCAATTCCTGATCCTTTTATTAAAGCTTTTAGAGATTTAACTGATGCTCAAATTGGTGGTTTTGCTCCATCTATTATGACAATTGTTAATGATGCTAATGCAGGAATAGTTGCTCAATTGACAGCAAGTGAAATAGATAAATTCTCTGCAGAAACTTTTGGTGATTTATCAATTAATGATGTAACTGACGCTGTATTTGAAGGTTTAAGTGATGCCACATACAGTAATATATCAATAGAACAAGGTCCTTTATTAGATGCTAGCAATGTTGTAAGTTTAGATGTTAGTTTTGCTCTTCTTTCACCAACAATGGTTGATACACTACAAGTAAGTGTTATTCCTTTTATTAATGCTGCATCAATTACAGAAGCACAAGCCAATGCTTTTACAACAACTCAAGCAGCAGCATTTACAGATGCTCAAACTGCATTATTTACAGCAACTGTGCTTACAATCTTATCAGATACAGCTGGTTTTGATTTCACAACAACACCTCTTGAATTTAAGTTAAGACAATTAAATACAGATGTTGATGTTCAAAGTATGCAAATAACAATAACATCAAGTGATCTCAGTCAAAATTTTGATTATGATGCAACAGTTCAATCTTATATGACTTTAGCTGATGCTAAAAAGATGTTTTTATATAGATACTCAAATGAAAGTGAAGTTCGTTTATATGTTGATAAACGTAATTTCAATATACACTTTGATTATCTTGAATGTAATCATTTAGATTTATCTGATGGTGATCCTATTATTGGTACACATAATATGAAATTTTCTGATACAGCTGTTGATAATTCAAGTGTAGCATTATTCACTGATAGTACAAATACTCAAGGTAATTTAGGTTTTATTGGTAATGTTGCTGTTAATCCTATTACTGATGATACACGTATGCCTTTTACATGGGATTATATTCATTATACAGCCAGAGAAGTATTAGGTGTATTTTCAGCTTATCCATTATTCAATAATATTCAAACTATTGAAGAAACTATGCGTAAAAATATTAATGATAGTATTCGTCAAGTTATTGTTCCAGTAATTAATAATATCGATATTAGTAGTGGTTTAACTGATGTAAGTAATGCTGGACAAGATACAAATCTTGATATTGTTAGTGCTGCTAATCCTAATGGTACAGATGGAGATGCTTCTACACCATATGATCAAGATCTTATTGATGGTGTTGCAACTGCAAGACATGTAGTATTTAATAATACATACGAAAATACAGAAGAAATTTCAGCAACTATATTTAGAACACTTATGATACAACGTAAACCTGATTTTAATCAAACAGAAGAGCAAGAAATTGCTTATGGTTTCCCATTCCGTGCTGATGACTCTATGTCTTTCATTGTATCAATGAATCCTCATGCTGACCAAAAGAAAGTAGCTGGTGTTAGTGGAACATCTGTTGGTGAACAAATCACTGGACGTAAATATAGAATTAATATTAAATTTACAGCATAATTTAAAAAAATACAGTGATATTTTAAGAATAAAAAATAACAAAATAATATATTAAATATTTATGACATCTCTATGTTTTAAATATTTAACGTTAGGAGAAATAGATAGAAACTATATAAAAACAATTGAATATAATCGTGATAATAAAGAAAAATATGGTGAAGTTCATACACCATTATGGTTTATTGATTTATTATTTGAAAGATTTAATAATGATAAATGGAAAAATCCAAAAAATAAATGGTTAGATACAGGTGCTGGACAAGGTCGTATATCATTATATGTATATTACAGATTAATGAATGGATTGATAAATATATTTCCTGATAGACAAAAAAGACATAATCATATAATTAAAAATATGTTATATATGATTGAAATAAATCACGAAAACATTAAAATAATTAAAACAATATTTGGTAATGATGTAAATGTCATATTGGAAGACTATTTGGATAAAAATATAAAAATAATACAGCCCGATATTATTATAGGTAATCCACCATTTAATGCAAATGGTATAAAAAAAGTTCCAACAAATACTGAAAAAGAAAAGCAGTATGATGGTATAACATTATGGTGTTCTTTTATAAAACGTTCATTAGAAATTTTACCTGTTAATGGTGAATTGGTTTATATTGTTCCTATTATATGGATGAAACCCGATAAAGCAGGAATTTATGATTTACTTACAAATTATAATAAAATAATTTCAATACGTTCTTTTACAAATACAGAAACAAATAAAATATTTAATAAAGAAGCACAAACACCAACATGTATTATTTATTTACAAAAATGTAATAATAATGTTGAATTTTTGAAGCAAGATATCGATTTGTATGATAAAGTCAATAAAGATTATGTATGTTATTCTTTATTACATGGTAATCCAATACCAGTAAATGGAGCTTCCATATTATATAAAATATCATTGAAAATGATTATGTATAATGTACCTTCTATGAAATCAATTGTTTATAAATCAAATATGCCTTCTATTCATACCAAAATTTATGATACAACAGATACTATTAAATCAGACATAAATTATCCAAATATTCATAGTTGTATTTTAGATGAAAATACAGCAAGTTTAAAAGTAATGTATAGTAATAAACCTTGTCCTTACTACGGTATAGAAAAATTAGTATTGGCTCATAAAATGTATGGTTTTCCCTTTTATGATGATGACGGTTATTTTGGAATAAGTAATCGTGATAATTACGTTATTATAATAGATGAAATTAAAGACATGAGTAAAATTGAAAGAAGAGAAATATATGAAAAATATAAACATTTTTTAACATTAAAATTAGCTATTTTTCTATTTAGTACAACTACATATCGTATGAAATATTTAGAAAAATATATATTTGAATTATTACCACAAATACATTTAATTAATGATTTTCCATCAAATATTACAAATAAAAGTGTATGTAATTTTTTTGAATTAAATGAAATAGAAGAAAATTATGTTAATAATTTTATAAAAAAAAAATATGTAGGTTTTTAAAAAAATTGACTTATCTCATAGTCATTTTATATAAATTATACAAAATGAGTATTTCAGTAACAAGATTTAATAATGAAACTTATGAATATTTTTCAAAATATAATAATACAATTGAAGGCTGTGTATATAATTGTCCAGTTAGAATAAAAGAAAGTATTGCCCCATCAAAAAGAATATATGTTATTGAAATGAATAATTCAAATAATAAAATTATGGGAATTGGTATTATAAATGCAAAAACATATGTACGTAAACATAAAATATATAAAGACCTAAATTTTAATAGATTTTCATATGAGGGAAAAAAAAGAATTACAAGAGAAGAATTAGATGACCGGGATTTAAGATATTTAACTTTAATTGAATCAAAAATATTTTATACAAAATCACATTTAAAACGCGGACATGGTATCCAAAATGTTCCTGATATTTTACATTGTATTTTCAAGAATGATGACGAATACGATTCAATTACATTAACTTCATTTATTAAATCATTATTCAAAAATAATCAACTTGAAGTTGAAGTTGAAGTTGAAGTTAATGACGAATGTAATTCGTAATATTTAATTTAGAAAAATGCAGATATTTTATACTATATGTTATTAAGTAATTTAATAATCTTTTTTTCTTTTTTACTTTCTTCTGAAAGTTTTTTTAATATAAATGCAAAATTACCTATTAAAAGTAAATTGAAAATGAATCAAAATGAACAATATAATGAACCTTCAAAAAATATGTCAAGAGTTGTTATTCCTTTAAAAATTTCACTTAAATCTAATAATACTGGATTACCTAATGAAATGTATAGAAATGTAACATATCCAGATATAAATGATATTGAACCAGAAGATTTATTTGAAAAATTTGAAAATGCTACCAAATCTGGCAATATTTACAGACAAAATTTGTTTTTAAAAAAAATACAACAAAAACTAAGAGAAAGAACCAACGACAATAATGCTACAATATTGATTTTAGATAATGAAAATAATGATGAATATGATATATTTGAAAAAAATCTTAATAATATTAATAATACAACACCTCACTCTAGAATAAATGGTCTTAATGAAACAGAATACGATGATGAAACAGCAAGATATTTTGAAGAAACATTAAGACAACAAATGCAATCAGGTATGCCTCCTGGAATACGTGTTTTTTTTAAACGTAATGAGGAAGAAAAAAAAGAAACAGAAAGTGAAAATTTTGAAGTAATTCAAAATTTACCATATAATTTTAATCAAGTTGGTGGTTATGAAAATGTTAAAGCCGAAATGATGCAAAGTGTTGATATGTTGAAAAATTTTGAAAAATATGCTAAATTTAATGTACGTGTACCAAAAGGTTTAATTTTAGAAGGGCCTCCTGGCAATGGTAAAACATTATTAGCTAGAGCTTTTAGTGGTGAAGTAAATTCTTCTTTTATTGCTGTTTCAGGTAGTCAATTTCAAGAAAAATATGTTGGTGTTGGTGCTAGTCGTATAAGAGAATTATTTGAACTTGCCAGAAAAAATACTCCTTGTGTTATATTTATTGATGAAGTTGATGCTCTTGGCAGAAGTCGTTCACTTGGAAATGTTGACGCAAATACAGAAAGAGATCAAACACTTAATGAATTATTAGTTGCCTTAGATGGATATAAAAATTCTTCTGGTATTTTTGTTGTTGGTGCTACAAATAGAGTTGATTTATTGGATCCTGCATTGATGAGACCAGGAAGAATTGATAAAAAAATATATATTGGAAATCCTGATGCTAAAACACGTGAAGCTATTTTAAATATACACATTGAAGGCAAGCCTGTTAATAAAAATGTTGAAATGAGTAATTTAATTGAAATGTCTAATGGACTTTCAGGTGCTCAAATAGAAAATTTACTTAATGAAGCAATGTTATTAGCTTTAAGAGAAGACCGTGAAGAAATGAATTCAAAAGATTTGGAAACAATATTAGGTCGTGTATACGGTGGTTATCAACCAATTGAAAATGCTTTTAGTGATGATATGATATATAGAATTTCTATTCATGAAATGGGTCATGCTTTAATTGGTTTGATGTCACCTAATCATCCTAAGTTAGTTAAAGTTTGCTTAAACTTATGGTCTCCAAGTAGTCCTGGTTATACTATTTTTGAACATCCAGAAGTAGATAGTTTGATATTTACTAAAGAAAGATTGATGGAACGACTAACTGTTCTATTAGGAGGTAGAATAGCTGAAGAAATATTTTTCGGTAATAGTATTACTAGTGGTGCTTCAAATGATCTAGAAAGAGCTCATAAATTAGCAGAAGAAATGATATGTAAATATGGTATGGGTAAAAAAACTATTTATGCTTACAAGAGTGAAACATCAAAAGAATTTATTGATAGAGATATTGAAAGATTAATAGAATCAGCTTATCAAAGTGCAAGTCATCTAATATTAAGTTCAAAAGATATTATTGATAATTGTGCTATTAAACTTGTAGAAAATAAATTACTAATTCCTGAAGAAATCATTCGCATTATTCATAGTCAACATATTCAAAATAATAGTAATTTCACTCTTCCTACTAGTTCTCTCAAAAATCTATAAAATATATTATTTATTTTCATAAATGTTATAGTTCATTTTTAATCTATAACATTTATTATACAAATTATAAAAATATAGAGAGAGAATATATATAATTATAATGGGTATTTTAAAAGAATTAAATATTGACAATTATTCAGTTGACGATTTATTTGATATTATTTCAATAGAAAAGGGGGATTTTTTTGAAGCTTTAAATGTTGTTGATGAATATATTGATAAATATGATGAATCTGGTGATACTGTTATGAGTAACTTTTTTCTAAAAATGAAAGAAAAAATAAATGAATTTATAAATGAAAATAATATAAATGTTCAAGAAAAAGATTCCAATAAAGAATTTATTGATAAATGGAATAATGCTACACATAGTGAAAAAATTATATTAGAACAAAAACAAAAAGAATTAACAGATATAAATACCGTTAATATTGGTAAAATTAGAGATCTTAAACTTGATAGAAAATCTCCTGATTTATTATCAAAAGAACAAATACAACAAAATATTGCTGTTGAAAATTATGAAAATAAACGTGATAATAATATTGAATATATTGAATATAGTGAATTTAATCCAGACGATAGTATTAAAAATATCACCAATATTGCTGAAAATATTGATGTCAATACTGTTGGATTTAATTATGATGAAGAAGATGAAGATAAAAATATGTATATGTTAGGTTTTACAAAAAATGAATTACCTGTTTTTGAACAAAATTCCAATGTTTCTTCTAATTTTCGTTTTATTGATAAATTTAAAAAATTAGATAATATTTCTAACGTAAATTCATTAAATAAATCTACATTAAAACGAGCACTAATTTTTGACAGTCAATTTAGACCATTAGGTAGTGAAGTAAATGATTTCCATATAGATCTTACTGAACCATTAGTTAATGTTATTTCTTTAAAAATGGAATCATATCAATTCATTTATAGTATTTACAATATTGATGATATGAATGGTACTAATATATTTTATGTTACAGATACATCTAATAATTTTCATTCAATTAAAGTAGATCAAGGTTTATATACAAGTCCTGAATTATTAATAAATGAAATAAATAGTAAAATAATTACTTTTTTTACAAATTCTACAGTATTTAACAGCTCTTATCCTTATATTAGTGATTTTAATGAACTTATCATTTTTTCTTATAATTCATTTAATGGTAAAACAAGTGTACGTATTAAAAACATTTTTAAATATTTAAAATTTTTCGATTTAGAAGTTGTTGCAGGACAATCTAAAGTAAATTTTAATTTAGGTTATTTTTTAGGTTTTCGCAAATTTTTTAAAAATAATCCACTTGGTTTAGGTTACTATTTAATTGAACAACAGGGTGAAGGTAGTATTGATACTGAAGTAACTACATATGTATTAGATAACACTTTCAATACTATAATTAGTGAAGGTATTATTGATATACAACAGCCAAAATATGTTATTTTGTCTATTGATGATTATAATCAAAATAGATTGAATCAAAATGTCATCACCGCAAGTGATGGAACTAATAATACAGTTCCTATTAGAAATTTGTTAGAATGTAATCCTGATGATTTGGGAAATATACAAATTCCTGTTAATCCCAGAAGAAAATCACTTGCTAGTTTATATGCTAATAATGAAAAAATTTTAGATACTGTTAATGAACTTCGTAAACAGTCTAGTAGAAATATTCCAGCTGCCATTCCTGACATTTTTTCTATGATTCCTCTTGATGCAAATCGCACTTTAGGTGCGTTAATTAGTAGTCGTGGAATTAATTTTGGTATTAATAAACGTGACTATTTTGGCCCTGTAAATATTAATAGGTTTAGAATTCGTTTATTTGACGAAAGAGGTAATTCAATCAATTTAAATAACACTGATTATAGTTTTTCAATTTTAGTAGAACGTATTTATGATCAAAATAAAAAAGAAAAAATTACATAAGATAATTAATGTAAATAATAAAATATAAATGTGATAAAGGTATTATTGATAATAATATTAATATCTTTTCAATTATTTTATTTTTTTTTAATAAATATAAACCAATATAAATATAGAAAAAATATACTCTAAATGAATTTATAATTTGACCAAATAACATTAATTTTCCTGACAAATTTAAAATATACTTATTATAATTAAATAAATCACGGGCAAATTTATTATATTTAACATTCATATTTCCACAATTAAAATTATTTTCTTTTACATAATGTAATTTTATTAAAATGCGATTATTTGTATCATTATAAATATTATTTGTTTCAATATAATGTAAATTGTTATTATAATCAAATAATAATACATCATATTTTTGTAAATTATATATTTTTCTATTTGAATCTAATATCGTATTTGTATTTTTATTTCCTTGTAATACTATTAATCCGCGATATACACTACAATAATACAACGGACCATCTGTATGAGTATTTACAAAAGATAAATCTGAATTTTTATTATTATTTGTACTATAATATATTTCATCCATACCTCGCACATTTTCAAATTCATCACCTAAATTTTTTATTATTTCGTTATTTATTACATCAATATTTTTTTGCATTTTTTCATTTAATTCATCTACCCAATAATGTTTTGTTACATTTTTATTATTCCATTTATATAAATCTTTTATATCATCCGTTATTTCATTTATTATCAACTTGTTTTTTGTAATAAAATAAAATGAATTTAAACTATGATATTGTGATAATAATATTACGTTTAAAGAATACAATATATTAAAAACTATTAATATATTATTCATATTATAGTAATATATTTTTTATGTTTAATTAATTTAAAAATTGATTATGATTTTAAATTAATTATTTAACACATAAATATATATTATCATGGTAAAAAATTTTGGAGGTAACAAAAGTAAAAAACAAGGAAGAAAATTTATTTCATCTAATCAAGCTCAAAGAAAATTACGTTTAAAAGATGAAAAAGAAGATGGTGAAATGTACGCATGTGTTAAAAAACTATTTGGTAATGGTAGATGTCTTATTTTATGTATTGATGGTGTAGAACGTAATTGCGTAATTAGAAATAAATTTCGAGGTAGATCTAAACGTGATAATACTCTTATTGTTGGTAGTCATATACTTGCTGGTGTAAGATTATGGGAAACAAAAACTGAAAAAAAAGAACAAGATTGTGATCTTCTTGAAGTTTATAATGATAATGAAGTACGTGAACTTAAAGATAAAGTTTCCGTAAATTGGAAATTATTTAATGAAATTATTGGTGGAGTACATAATAATAAAAACGATAATGATGATGAATTAGGTTTCATTCTTGGTGGAAACAATATTGATGTTGATGAAGAATTACAAAATGAAATTAATAATGAATATAAATCTAATACAGAATCTTCAACAACCATTGCTTTTGATGATGACGATGACTTTAATATTGATGATATATAAATTATACACTAAAACGTACTTTCTTCGTTTTATTTTTCATCGATTTATTTACAACTCCATATATTATTATAATTGAATTATACTTACTCAATATTGAATTTGTTATATTGAAATTTATATCATTAAAAAAACTTATTTTTTTATAATTAATAAAATGATTTATTTTATTTGCATTTAATTCTTTTATATTAGCATCTAATTCATAACTATATATATTTAATAATTTATTTTTTACATTATTCAGTTTTTGTCTTTCTTTAACTATAAATAATATTTCATCAGATTTTATTAAATATGGCGTTTTTAAATGATATGGATTTTTATTTATAAAATTTATATTATAATTTTCATCTAAATATATACTTATTATATCAATAGACTTTCCATATGAATTTGTTATATTATTAATTAATGTCATATAATTAATAATATATTAATACTAATTATTGAAAACGCAATTTATCTATAAATTACTTTAATATCTATTTCAGCACCAGCAAAATATTGTTTAATAATTTCTAGAGCTTCATTAAATTTTCCATTCATAGTACAAGAGAATAAATCAAAACGTAATTTTTTCAATTCAGGCCATGTATGTAATGATAAATGACTTTCTGCTAATAAATACATAGCAGTTAAACCTTGAGGTTTAAACTCGTGTACAGCTTTTTCTAATACTGTTACTTTGGTTACTTTTAAAATTTCTTCACACAATTTTAGTATTTTTTTATTTTTAAATAATTCTTCATTTTCAACATCATCAATATCTATAATATAGTGTATTCCTACTGGAATTCTTTTAATCATTTTACTTTGATAAAAAAATGATACTATTATTAGTAATAATAATAGCGCTATAAATACATAATATCCTTTTGTTAGTTTCATTAATATAATATATTTTGATATTATATTTTTTTTTAATTCCAACTAATATAGTGACCTTTTTGTGAATTAATATCATAAAATTTTACTTCTTTTTTCTTACATAAATCACGTGTTTGTTCATTTTTAGTAGAAGCATTTCTAAAATCTACTGTATTTGAACCTAAAATAAATTTATAATCTCCTAAAAATGTTACTTTATTAATTACAAACATATCCATAAATTTAAAAACTTCTGAAACGGATATTATATTTTTTTGATTTTCGCCATTTTTTATAAAAACGCCATCTTTAACAGTTTTACTATGACAATCTTTTATAAATTTAATATCATCTATTGGTGAATTGTTACCACTGTCTTCTGTTGTATCTATTATTACTAAATCAAAACTATTATTTGGTAATTTTTTTATACTCTTTGTTGCATCTCCAATAATTATATTTACTCTTGAATCATTTTTATAGTCACTTTGATTAAAATATTTTTTACTTGTATTAATAACTTCTTGATCTAATTCAAGCATAACTACTTTTTTAACATTATATTTCATTACTTCTCTTAATGTCATACAATCTCCACCACCTATTATCAAAACATTATCTATTTTTGACAAATATGCTGCTGGAAAATGTACAATTAATTCATGATATTCAATTTCATCATTATTACATAATTGTGGTTCATTGTTTAACATTAAACATTTATCAAATCCCTTTTCATTCTTTTTAAATTTAATAACACTAATATCTTGGTATTTTGATTTTTTTTCATATATTGTATCATATGGTCCTATTGCTTCATTCAAAACTTCTTTTACTTTTTCTGGATCGTTTCCTTGACCATCTACAACATCAAAATCATCATCATCATCTTCTTCTTTTTTAAAACCTTCTGGTATTTCTTTAGCATTTAAATCATCTGTTCCAAAACTTTCATTTGCTAATTGTTCTAATTTATCTTTACCTATTACTTTATTCAATATATCATTATTTAATACTTCATTTACTTTATCATCTATAAATTTATCACCTGAAGGTTTAAAATTTTCTCTTTGTACGTTTGTATCATTATACATTAAATCTATTACCATTAATAAAATGAATAATGAAATTATTCCTACAAAAGAATAGTAAAGTATATTTTTATAGTTAATCTTCATATATTATTATAGTACTTTTTTTTTCTATAGTTTTTATATATTAAATGTCAACGGCAACATTATTAAAAAAAGTTCAAACTACTAATTTTAATCAATCTTCTCATAATACTTCGTTTAATTTATACGGTACTGTTCGTAAACATCACTATATAGGAACAAATTTAATTAACAATACAAAACGTACTCGTTTTACTAGAAATGGTGGACCACAAGGCTATGGATCTTCACAAAATAAATATAATATTAATATTGTTAATTCTGGCTTCTCTGAGAGCAATATAAATAGAAATAATAGTAATGTTACTTTACAAAAACCTATACAAGATGCTACAATGGATACTAAATCTTACATTGCTGAACTTCTTCGTTGTCATCCTTGCCCATATGGTAATCAAGAAAAATCAGGTATGTGCCATATTGATAATGCTAATTCTATAAGTCAATCACAATATATTGTTTCTAAAAAGAGAGCATATAAAAATAAAGATAATAGAGGTACTTTTTATTTCAATAATACACAAGGTGATCATGTTAATGAAGTTAAAAACAAAACACAAATTTGCGTAGATAACTGTGAATAATCATTTAATAATTATATTATAATATAAAATGATTACTAATATTGGCGATATTTCTAATATTACTGATATTTCTAATAATTTAAATACGTATGATAGTACTACTAGTATTTTATATAAAGATTCTAATAGTGAATATAGTGATACTAATTCTAATGATGCTAGTAGTGAAAAAAGTACTGGTGAAAATAATAGTATTTTAGATGAATTATATGTTGAATCCAATAAAAATTATGTTTCATTAAGTAATAATAACAAACGAATCTCATATAAAAAATTAAATTATCACGCTGTTGAAAAAAGTATCGAAAAATATTATTTTGATATTAACCATACATTATCTTCATCTCTTGATATTCTAGCTAGTTATTTAAAAGGTCAAAAAATTTTATATATGGAAGCTAAGTTCTTTTGCGAACAAAGATTAAATTTTTTAATGATGCCAGCTATAGTTTTATCTACTATTTCTACTGTTTTAGCAGGAATTCCTGTGTATGAAAGATATCGTATAATTGTTATCGCTGTTTTTAATGCATTTATTGCCTGTTTATTATCATTAGTTAATTATTTTAAACTTGATGCCGCATCTGAGGCTCATAAAATATCTTCACATCAATATGATAAATTACAATCTTCAATAGAATTTACGTCAGGTTCTGTTTTATTATTTAAAAAAGTAGACGAAAGAGAAAGAGATGATATTGCTCTTGAAGAAGGTGGATATACTCGTTCTAGTTTAGAAAATGAACTATTAAAAAAATTAGAAGATCTAGAAAAAAAAATAAGTGAAATAAAAGAAACTAATCAATTTATTATTCCACGTGAAATAAGATACATGTATCCATTTATTTATAACACTAATGTTTTCTCTCTTATAAAAAAAATTGATGATCAACGAAGAAAAATGATTTCTATATTAAAAAATGTTAAAAATGATATTCGTTTTTATAATTCACTTCAGAAAAGCAATAGCTATCGTTTAGACCCTGAACAAAAAGATAGATTAAAATATTTATATAACAAAAAAAAAGATATAATGAATCAAATATTAATTTTAAAAAGTGCCCCTTCTGTTATTGATCAAATGTTTAAAAAAGAAATTGAAAATGCTGAAATAATTAGAAAGTCTTCATCTTTTTTCAATTGTTATAATTCAAAAAAAAATGTACAAGAACCTATTTATATGAATAATTTTGTGAAAGGTTTAATGGATCCTTTTAATGATGAAACATGTAATTTATTTTCTTTTAATGATTGTAATTAATTTAATCAATAATAGTCATTAATTCTCTCTTATTTTCTTGCGTATTATCAATATAACTATCCATATTAATTTGATTTGATAAATTTTCCATATAAAATTTATAAACATATACTTCTTTTTCTTGTCCATATCTATGACATCTTGCAATTGCTTGGTCTTCAATTGATGGATTCCATGATGGACTAACAAAATAAATTTCATTATATTGTTGTAAATTTAATCCTTCGCATCCTGTTTGTATTTGAATAATTAGTATTTTTGTATCACTATTTTCTAATATCATTTTTCTCTCTATATTACTAACATTACCATTCACTTTGAATATTTCATCATGATTATAATATTTATTATATGTTAATTCATCATATAATAAATCCATTTCTTCATTAAAATGACAAAATACTATTTTTTTATTATCATTTTTGTTTCTTTTTATAACTTCAATCACACCATTAATTTTACTCGAACCGTTAAATAATGTCTTGTATTTTTCTTTTAATAAACCTTGATCTACTAATTCTTCTACTTTGTTTTTCAATAGCAAAGGACTAATACATATTTGTCTTCCACGTAAATATTCTGTTAAATGTGAACTACATAAATGAGTTTTTAATTTATTTGGTTTTGAATTTCTTGTAAAATCAAATTTTTTACATAAAATTTTTTCTGCAATTGATTTCCAAGTAATAGTTACATTTATTTGATTTAATTTTGGCAATATTAAACCTACATCTTCTTTTTTTCTTCTCAATATTTTTTCTTCAATTAATAACTCCTTATTTTTTATTATGTATTTCCTGTCATAATTTAGTATTGTAAACAATGAAACCAAATCATTAATTCTATTTTGTATAGGAGTCCCTGTAATACACCATTTGATTGGACTATTTAATTTCATTGATGAAGTATATTTTTTTGTTTTTCTATTTCGCATATGATGAGCTTCATCAAATATTATTCTACTCCATTCAATATCTGCCAAATAATTTTCATTTTTTAAAGATTTATTTTTTCGGTCTGTATCTATTTGTGCAACTACTCCATATGTCGTTATTACTATTTTAGAATTTATTAATTCATCTCTAGTTATTCTATTACGATTAACTCCATAATAAACAACTGGTTTCATATTCAATTTATTTTTGATAATACTTTCCCATTGATTTACTAATATTGAGGGTAATACTATAAGTGTTCGTGATTTTACATTTGAAATTATTAATCCCAATGATAATATAGTTTTACCAAGACCCATCTCATCAGCTATTATTCCTCCACTATTTATTTTCTCTTGTAGTAAACACCATTTCAAACCATCTTCTTGATATTTATTATATTTTAAATTCGCAGCTTTAATAAAATTATTAAAACGGTGAATCATTTTATCAATATTTCTCACTGGTTTTATTACAAAAGATTTTTCCATTTTTACTTTTACGTTTTTACTTTTACGTTTTCATACAATAATTTATCATTATCAATTTTTCCGAAAAATAATCTCAATTTTTTTTTATTAATTATATTTAATGAATCAACGTATTTCTTGGGATGAATATTTCGCAAAAATTGTTTCCGTTACTGCTGAACGTTCTCCTTGTGATAGATTACATGTTGGTTGTTTATTAGTAAAAGATAATCGTATTGTGAGTCAAGGTTATAATGGATTTTTACCAGGTTGTCTTCATAAATCTATTATAAGAAATAATCACGAACAAGCTATTGTTCATGCTGAACAAAATGCTATTGCTGATTGTGCAAAAAGAGGTGTTTCATGTAAAGATTGTATTGTATATATCACTCATTATCCATGTATTATTTGTACTCGTATTTTATTAGCATCTGGTATTAAAGAAATTAAATATTTACATGATTACAAAAACGATGATCTTGTTAAAGAATTAACTAATCAAACTAATGTTAATATTATTAAACTTTAATTAAATAAAATAACAATAAAGTATATGAAATATTTTAGAAAATATAAAAATACTATTGTTATTATATTATTAGTGTTTTTGCTATTATTATTTATTTATAATAATTATAATATTTATGAAAATTATGAAAAATTACCTGATGAATTTGCAGAATCTCAAGAATATGCCAAATCATTAGTTAAAAATCATCAAAAGAAAAAATCTATTTTTGAATCACGAAATGATAAATATGTTATATATTCTGATAAATCCGATATTCAAAGTATTAAATTATTTAAAAAAGGTCCTGATTTTTGGTTAACTTTAAATGATCAAATTCAATTTCATAATAGAGAATATAAAATATCACATTCTATGCAATGCGATGTTCCCATGCAAAAATATAGACCAAAAAATATTCTTATTTTAGGTGGTGGTGATGGTCTTTTAGCAACATGTGTTTTAAAATATCCTTTTGTTAAAAAAGTAACAATGGTTGAAATTGATAAAAATATGATTAAAATGTTACATAAATCTCCATTAATGAATTCCATTACAAATGATGTTGTTAATAATCCTAAATTAGAAATAATAACTATGGACGCTAAAAAATTTGTATTTGATTATCATAATACAAATGAATATGATTTTGACCTTATTTTAGAAGATATTGAATGGGATTTTACTAAACAAAATGAATTTGATGAAACCAGAGATGATTATGAATATATGAAAAAACTTACAAAAATGGGTAAAGTTATTAGTCTTACATATTCTGATGAAGAAGATGAAGACACTGAATTTTATATGGATTTTCCTATTTTTACAAAATATTTTTACGATGCTATTCAAATTTATAAAAAACCAACATTTATTAAATATAAATGTGAATATAAAAATGATATAAATAAATTAATGAAAGAGTTGAAAGATGACCAAGGATATTTTCTATATAAATTTAACTCTGATAATTTTCTTAAAAATAGTAAACTATTTATTTCATCACAATTTTATGAAGAAGAATTTGGATATGAAATGTATTTAATAATTGAAAACTAAGCTGACATTTCCATTTTAATAGGTTTATAGTGTTGATAATCTATAATTTCAAAATCTTCAAATTTATAATCATTTATATTTTCATATTTATTTTTTATCATTAACTTAGGAAATGGTAATGGTTTTCGTGTTATTTGTTCTTTTAACGGTTCTACATGATTTTCATAAATATGTGTATTACCTATAAAATGAATAAATTCATATGGTTTTAAATCACAATGATGTGCCAATAAATGTATTAAAAAAGAATATGATGCAATATTAAACGGTACACCTAACCCAACATCACCACTTCTTTGATACATACAACAACTTAATCTATTTAGTCTATCAACATTAAATTGCATTAAAATATGACATGGAGGTAATGCCATTTCTTCTATTTGACATGGATTCCAAGCACTCAATACTAAACGACGACTATAACGTTCTTTTGGATCTTTCAGTGCTTTTATTATATTTTCCAATTGATCAACACCTTTACCATTATAATTATCATCACATGTTTTATATTCCGCATTAAAAAATCTCCATTGATGACCATATACCGGACCTAAATCATTTTCTTTATAATGAAACAAATTGCGACTATCTAAAAATTCACGACTAGCATTTGCATTCCATATTTTTACATTTTGTTGTTGTAATAATTCATTATTTGTTTCACCTTTAACAAACCACAATAATTCTTTTAGACATGATTTCCATGCTAGTTTTTTTGTTGTTAATAATGGTATTGTATCATTTGTTAATTTATATCTCATTGTTGTTCCAAAATTAACATATACTTTACCATTTCGCCCTTCTTCTAAATTATTATTTTTTAATATACTCTCTATTAAAGTTAAATATTGATTTTCTTCACTACATGAACGATTTATTAAATCAATATCTAATTTTAAATTACTTTTAATATCTCCCCCTTTTGTCGTTTCCATTTTTATATTATAAATTGTTATTTTTAAATATATTCACAATATGTGTATTTTATAAAAAAATTGATTTCATTATCTTGTATTATTATTAATGTATAAATGTCTTTTAATAATAATAATATTACATATGATTTTACATTAAAAAATTACGTTTTTCATGAATTGAAAAATTTATTCAAAAAAAAAGAAGATTGGTATGTTAATGAAAATAATAATACTATTGAATTCATTAAAAAATATTTTGAATTAGATAATTTTAAAGTAAATATTTATGGTAATAATATTGAACTAAATATACCATTGAATAATTGTAGTTATTATAAAAAATTTAATAAAAATGAAGCAAACAAAATGTTAGAATTAGTTAAATATCATATTTAACTTTTAAATTACATAGTATCTAATTCGTCTTTTAATTTATTTACAGTTCTTTTAATTTTTTTTAATTTATCATCTTTATTATCACTACTTGCTTCTGGACTTCCTGGACTTCCATCTTCCATTCCTTCAAAACCAGAATCTTCTTTACCACTCATATTTTCTGTTTGATTTGTTATTGCCTCTAATGTTTCTAATGCTTGATCCAAATCAGCATCACCTGTTGATAAACCTTCTCTAGTAGATAATTCAAAATTTAATAATAACATTGGAATTGTTAATGCTGCTACTAAAGCTAACAAAACCCACATTACTGTTTTTCTGTTGTTATTTGCGTATTTATAAACTTTATCTAAAGTCATTCTATATATATATTTTATAAGAAAAGATTTTTATTATTAAATATTTTTTACTCATTTTGATCATAATTTTACTTATTAGAATTATTTTTAATATAATTTACATAACCTACACTTTTCTCTAAATTAAACGAAGTTTTTAAATGATCTTCTGCTATTTTCAAAGTTTCTTTTTCTTCTAAATTTAACGTTTTTAAATATTCTTCTTTTATTTTTGCTGTTTCCATTATTATTTTTATTAAAATACTTTTTTTATTTTTTTTCAATTTTCTTTAAAATTGATTTTTATTTCAAAAATAATACAAATAATAAATTAAATTAACTATTCATTATGCCTTCTAAGACAAGAAATTGTAATTATAATTTAATTGATTTTGATGAATCAAGTAAATTATGGAAATCAAATAAAATATATTTAGGAAATGGAACATATAGGTACAAAAAAAATTCCATATACGATTATTGCATTATGATCTTACCAAATGGCAATGATTGTCAATCAAAACGTTTACACAATAATTGTTTTTGTCGTAAACATGCTAAATACTAAAAACTAAACATAATTCTTCTTGTGTTTTACCTATAAAAGGCGTTAATAATTTTGAAATATCACTCTGTAATTTATAACCATTTTCAATTAAATAATTGATGATAATTAATATTTCATCATTTTTTATTATTTCATTTGGATTATCTGGATGATATAATATATTTAAACATTCTTGTGTATATTTACTTCGAAATCCTGATATTTGAGTAGGTTTTTGCAATTTTGTTATTTTTTGTATTGTTGGATTATTTTGTAGTAAAGGTGTTATGTAATATGCGTAAAAAATATCTTTAGGAAAATTACTATTGTATGGTATTCGTTTAATTGAAAAAAACATTTTTTAGTATGATTTTTATATTATAATATTATATAATATGTTTTTTATGTATAATAATATGACAATTGATAGACAAAGAGGAAGAGAAATTAAACAAGTTGCTGTTTTACCAAATCATAGTGGTGTTAAAATGGGAGTATGGCAAACAGAAGAAAAAATAGAAAAAAAATTAATAGGATTACATTGGCGTGAAGAAAAAAAAACTGTCAGTATATTTAAATAAGTATTAAGTTACAAATTATAATTAGTTTTTATAATTAATTATAATTTATTATTGTTTTTCTAATTCATTTATAGTTTCAACAAAT